TCGACGACAGCCACGAACAACTACGGTTTGCTTAACAAAACGATCATTTAGAGGAAAAAGAAGATGGAGAATCTACCGGAGAAAATTAAGCGCATTGATGTGCTTAAGGTGGAATACGGGAAAAGAAAACTATGTGAGTGCAGTAATCCACACTATGAGATTGATTATGTAAATAAAATTGTACAGTGCGAGGACTGCGGTGCTATTGTAGAACCCTTTGAAGCTTTGTACAGTATGGCAAAACATTATGAGCGGTTAGGCGACCAGGTAGAGGCATTGCTTGAGCAGAGGCGTGAGATAGCAGCATATAAGCCGCATCTGGTAGTCATAAAAAATCTGGAGCGGGAAACCAGAGCAGGAATGATTCCCTATTGCCCGAAGTGTGGGGAAACGTTTTATCTTGACGAAATAACCGCGTGGCATAACAGGAAATTTAAAGGAGAGAAGATATGAAAGATGAATTATTAAAGATTGCACAGGAAGTTTTAACCGAAGAAGAAGTGCAGGAAATAGTAAAGGAAAAATTCAAAGAAGCTTTTAAAAACGCAGTAGGGGAGGCTTTACGCTGGGGAGAGGCCGAAAGGGCGCTTAAAAATAAAATAACGGAGGTTATGGTTCCGTACATCGAGAAGTACGATTTTACAGAATTCCTCCCTAAGCTGGATACCGTGCTCACTGAGATAGTGAATTCCGATGGCTGCATGGCCGAAAAACAGATTCTTGAGAATTTCAAAGAACTTATGTTGGAGCCGGAACAGAAGGAAATCAAAGTTACTGACTTATTCAAAGCGTGGATAAAACAGTGCGAAAAGGATATAGATGTTGACGGGCTAGAGGTATGTCATGACGATGGGGTGTATTATGCACCAGTAGATTGCGAAATGAGGTTCGAGGAAGAAGAAAAACCGGAGTGGAGTTGTTTACAGAGAGCGAAAATTACATTTGAAAACGATCACGATAAAGATCTTAATATACAGATTCAGGTTTCAAAATACATAAGCGATTATGGAAAAGAGCACCCATATTCTATAAGTATTTCAAGTGACATCAAAATTTCATCATTGCGAAGACTGTCTGATTTCGAGGTCCTTCTTCTCAGGCTGGAACGCGCGGGAACCGCGATAGTGATTGATGAGGAATGGGACAGCAGCTATATTGAGCCGGAAAAAGAGCCGGAAGCGACATTTATCTAAATCGAGATTGAGAAAAAATTGTGGAGGAATACACAGAGAAAGGAGCGGCCGCCATGGCAAGACCGAAGAAAGCAGATAGTGAGAAATACATACGGCAGGATATAAGCATGGAGCCGGATCAGTTTAAGAGGCTGATGGCCTATTGTCAGCGAGAAGACCGCTCCATCTCCTGGGTGATCCGCAAGGCGCTGGAAATGTTTTTAGTGTGTAGCGATACGTAGCGTTACACACTAAATCGTAATTTGAAGGAGGAAGTTAGGTTGGTTTGTTATAACAAAGAATGCCCGTATCAAAGAGAAAACGAACACTGCCCTGCAAGGGAAGGCTGTGCGGGATATACGGAGGAAGTGGAGGCGTTAAGATCAGAAAATGAGTATCTACGGATGCGCTTGGCCGAGATACGAGACAAGGTAGATAAGATGGAAGCGCCGGAGGGATTTCCATCGGTATACAACCATGCATACTATGAAGCAAAGGAAGAAGTAAGAAGGATTATAAAATAAGCCGGGATTCATTTCCCGGCAATAAAAAACGAAAGCAAAGAACGTATGTGCGAAAATAGAAAAACGCGGTGGACACCCGGGAAGATGCTTATCACCGCATAGCTATTGCCTGAGTATATTATAACCAACTCAGGCAGGTAAAAGCAATGGAAAATTGTACCAGTTTGAGGAGGGTTAATAATATGACAGAGCAGATCAGAGTTGATGAAGTTGTAACAAACATTATGTATGGATTAACAAATGTGATAGCAGAACAAGAACGATTAAACGAGGCAAAATCCGTATTATATATGGCGCTGCATAATGTACAAATGTATCGTGAGGAGACGGCATTGTCTACGTCGGTAGATAATACCGCTGAATGGGTGCGTATGTTCCTTGCCTCCATGGCTGTAAGAGGCTGCACACCGAAAACGATCACTGCTTATGGGGATTGCTATAAGGTGTTTTTTGAAACGGTTAATAAATCAATACCAGACATTACAAATGGTGATCTCCAAAGCTATTTTGCTTATTGCAAGGTAAAACTTCATAACAAAGATGTTACCATCAATAACAAAAAGAGATATCTCCGTATGCTCTTCGGTTGGTTGACTGAAGAAGAATATATAGCTAAAAATCCGATGTTGAGGATTAGGGATAATAAAGTAGAACACAAAGTCAAGGAAGTATTTGAAGAGGAGCAGATCACCATTGTAAAAGACGTGGCTAAACAGCATAGCAAACGTGATATCGCAATTGTAGATTTCCTGCATCGTACTGGGGTACGTATATCCGAGATGGTAGCGCTTAATCGGGAGGATATCGATTTCTATGACCGTGAATGTATTGTATACGGAAAGGGGCGCAAAGAGCGGCCGGTATACTTCTCGTGGGACGCTTCTGTGCATCTAAGAGAGTATCTGGAGAGCCGGACTGACGATAACCCGGCATTATTCGTCGGAAGCCGTAAACCATATAACCGACTTACAGACGATGGTGTAAGGGCTATGCTTAAGAGCCTCAGTGAGATGGACCCGCGTCTGGAAGGGGTGGCAATTAACCCTCATAAGTGGCGCCGGCAGTTCGTGACAGAGTTGTTGGAAAAGGATGTGCCTCTGACACTTGTTGCTGATCTGGCCGGACATAAAAATATTAATACCACGAAGGATAATTATGGAAACTATAACCGAAATAAGGCAAAAGAAGCACACAGAAAATATGTGAGATAAGGAGAATAGAATGCGTGAAAGAATGTATGAAATTTATGATGAGGAAAAGTTTATTGGAAAATTAAGCGCTGATGAAGCTGCAAAAATTATTGGTACTACGATCAAATGCGTTTACGCTGCGGCATCTGGAGGTTATAAATTAAAGCGTAGATATAGCATAGTTCCGGCAGAAGACGAGTGCATTACTAAAAATATTACGCAAGAATTATGTAGAGAGTGGGACAAAACAAGATTAAAAATTTTACATAAAGGAAGGGTAAAAATATGATTTTAAAGAATGGTGAAGGATATCCGGACCCGACGGCATACCGAGCAATTAAAGAGGCAGACCGGCCGCCGAAGCCAGTAAAGGACGTGATAAATATATTGCGTACGGTGGCGAGCCTGGCAGGGTTTGAAATTATAGGAAAGATACATCTTAAAGACAGAGAGACAGGGAGGGTATGGTAATGGGATATAATATCACAAGAGAAGCATGGAAAATCATAGAAATTAAGATTAGACGGTATCCAGAGAATAAAGCTGAGTATGAAGAAGTTGTAGATTCCATTATGAACCATAAACAGGGAAGTGACGGGCAGCCAAAAGGAACAGATATCGGAAATCCAACGGAACGCCTGGCAATTAAACTGGCAGAGGAACCACGATTACAAAGATTGAAAAGAGAAGTAGAAGCAGTAGAAGCAGTGTATAATAGCCTGAAGCCAGAACATCAAAAAGTGATAAGAGTAAGGTTTTGGTCCTATCGGTATCAGAATATGCGTTATTTTGACATGGAAAGAGCGACCAGCTATAGTGATATACAAATGCGGCGGATTGTAAAAAATTTTATTAGAAATGTAGGAGAAAGACTAGGGGAAATATAAAAGATGATCGCTATGAGCGTGTCAAGTGTGATATAATGACATTAATCAAATTAGGGCTTCCGGAAACGGGGGCCTTTTGTTATGCCTTTAGGGAGGAAAAGGTGAGTGAATGAATACGATGGAACCCATCCGGGATAAAGAAACAATTATTGATATAGCGGAATATCTACGGAAAAACAGTGAGAGAAATTACGTTATGTTCCTTTTTGGGATTTACTCAGGGCTAAGGATATCTGACGTTTTAAAATTCCGTGTACGTGATGTGAAAAATAAAAGTGACATTGTTTTGAGAGAGAAAAAAACAGGGAAAGAAAAAAGATTTCCGATTAATCGTGATTTAAGGAAAGCACTTGACCATTATATAGCTGGAAAAGATGATTATGAATTCTTATTCGCAAATCCGCGTAGCAGCAAGCCAATCACAAGGCAACAGGCTTACAATATTATCTCAGATGCAGGTAAAAAGTTTGGAGTAGAGAAGATCGGTACACATACGCTGCGCAAAACATTTGGGTATCACGTATACCAGTCTACAAAAGATGCGGCCATGCTGATGGATATTTTCAACCATGCAGATATTCATACCACCTTGCGATACATTGGAGTTAATCAGGATCAGAAAGATAAGGTATATAATAAGCTATCGTATTTTCGGTAGTTTCTTTTTATTTTGACTATAACTTGTCATAAAATGGCACTGTAAAATCGGTACTATAAAAATCGGCGGCATTAATTAGTAGAAACAGGATCACGGCACACTTTACAAAATAGCAGATATGTCAAGTGTGAAACACATAAAAGTCATACTCATAATTAAAACCGGCGCATGAAACCCAGGGCGTTGGTCCTCCTGAAAGAAGGTGAGTTAATGAAATTTATTATTGAAGATGATGATGGAAAGAGAATTGAATGTCAGGAAGTAAAGGTGCTTAATATACCTGATAGTATTCTTGTATTCAAAAGTATGAGACGTCTAAGTGAAAAATATATCAATGAGTTCTGCGAAGATATGAAAAAGAGAACTGAGCACAACTGCATTCTGTTGGAAGGAGACACAGACCTTGTAGCACAGATCACGCCAACAGTAGAGGGAAAGGAGAGGTAACCATATGGCAAAGAAATACGCACAGGCGTTCTATCACTCGAAAAAGTGGAAGGACTGCCGGAGGTCATACATACACAACAGAATCATGATTGATGGCGGAATGTGCGAGAAGTGTCACGAGCGACTGGGATACATCGTACATCATAAGGTTAGAATAACACCTGATAACATTAACGATCCAGAGATCACATTGAACTGGGACAACTTAATGTGGGAGTGCAAGGCATGCCATGATGAAGAGGAAGGACATGGACTAAACAAGAAAGCGGCTCTACTGGTTTCATTTGATGAATTTGGTCAGCCGATTCCGCTGACTCCCCCCTTAAATTGAGGTGTGGGTGGTTTCTAAATTCACCGTGTCCCCAGATTTATTTAATACACAGGTCGTACGTAAAGGGGGTGTGGTATAAACGTGTACACAGACAAGGAATTTGAAGCGGAAGCAAGGAAAAGAGAAGAGGAAGTTGACAGCATTGGCAACTATTTGGAGAAAGTAAAACGGATTAAGCGGGAGACAAGCAGATTAAAAAAACTCTTTGCAAGCATAGATGAGAACAAAAAGAAGCTTGTATTTACCACCATTGAGGACATTGCTTTCATGACAATTACAATGCAGGATCTCCGAGAAACGATTAACCGTGAGGGGACGACCGTGGAGTACAAGAATGGAGAGAATCAGTATGGAACCAAACAGAGCCCAGAGGCACAGTATTATTTGCAGCTTTCGCAAAGACAGACCCAGGCTATGAAAATACTGGTTGATTGTCTTCCAAAAACAGAAAAAAAAGTGGTTGTGGAAGACGACGGCTTCGATGATTTTGTAAACGGGAGGGAGGATGTTTAATGGCCGGCAGAAAGAAAGTAGTCTATCCATTAAGCTATAACCCGATCCTGGAATATTGGAACCTGATAGAATCAGGGGAAGAGGTCGTATCAAATAAAATACATGAGTGGTACAAGCACCTCGCCTGGGAAGTCAATAATCCAGGCGAGTATTTTTATAGTCCGGCAAGGGCAAACCATGTCTTGGAGTTTGCGGAGAATTACTGCAAGCTATCCAAAGGTGCCGGTGCTGGTAGTCCGGTGCGGTTGGAACTTTGGGAGAAAGCGCACCTGGCTGCAGTGTTTGGCTTTGTGAATATCAATGGTTTTCGTCAGTGCAGGGAGTCAGTGTTAATCGTCGGAAAGAAAAACGGGAAGTCCCTTCTGGCTTCCATCGTTGGCCTGTATATGCAGGTCGGAGACGGGGAACCGGGGCCGGAGGTTTACGCGGTTGCCACGAAGAGAGATCAGGCGAAGATCATCTGGACAGAATCAAAGCGAATGGTGAGGAAATCGCCGGCACTTTTGAAGCGCATTAAGCCATTGGTCGCGGAGCTGTCTTCCGAGTATTTCAATGATGGGATTTTCAAGCCGCTGGCATCTGACAGCGATACGCTGGACGGCCTTAACGTACATTGTGTTTTGATGGACGAAATCCACCAATGGAAGAACGGAAAGGCCCTTTACGATATCATGGCCGACGGCTGTTCGGCCAGAGACCAGCCGCTTGTCTATATTACCTCCACGGCCGGAGTAATCCGGGAAGATATCTACGATGCGAAGTACGAAGAGGCTGAAAAAGTTATCAATGGCCTGTTTGACAGTGTGGGGTACAAGGATCCTCATTTCTTCCCGTTTATTTATGAGTTGGACAGCCGGAAAGAATGGACGGATCCGAAATGCTGGAAGAAAGCAAATCCGGGCCTTGGAACCATAAAGAAGCAGTCAACCCTTGCGGCAAAAGTGGAGAAGGCGAAGGATAATCCAAAGCTTGTTAAGAATCTGGTTTGCAAGGAATTCAATATCCGCGAGACTTCTTCCGAGGCTTGGCTGACATTCGAACAGTTGAATAACACGGAGCTGTTCGATCTCGAAGCGCTGAAACCGCGTTATGGCATCGGGGGAACCGACCTTTCTAGCACCACGGACTTGACGAACGCCACCGTAATATTCATGGTACCGGGAGATGACAGAATCTATGTGCTGCAAATGTATTGGCTTCCGGAAGATCTGTTAGAGCAGCGCGTAAGAGAGGATAAGATATCTTATGACTTATGGGCTGAACAGGGATTGTTGAGATTAAGTCCAGGAAATAAGGTACATTACAAATACGTCAAAGAGTGGTTCGAAGAAGTGCAGAACGAACTTGACATCTACCTGTTTAAGTGTGGGTACGACTCGTGGTCAGCATCGTATTTTGTGGAGGATATGAAAAACACCTTCGGACTCACGACGATGGAACCCGTTATTCAGGGCAAGAAAACGCTGAGCAGTCCGATGAAGTCCCTTGGAGCTGACTTGGCAAAAAAGAGAGTGGTTTATAACAATAATCCGATTCTGAAATGGTGTCTGACAAATACCTCGGTTGATGTTGATAAAAACGACAATATTCAGCCATGCAAAGGGAATCAGGGTACGCGACGAATTGACGGTATGGCCGGTCTACTGGACGCATATGTCACACTGGAAAACCATCTGGAAGAATATCTGAGCATAATCTGACGGAAAGGAGGAGAAGAATGCGAATAATAAACTTTTTTCAAAATATCGGGAAAAGCACTGTTTACAAAATGATCACCGAGCAGGGAAACGGCTTTTTTGCGTGGAATGGAAAACTATATGAATCCGATATTGTCAGATCATGCATACGGCCATATGCGAAGGCGGTCGGGAAGCTGATAGCAAAGCATGTCAGAAATGACGGGAAATCCTTTTCGGTGAATCCTGAACCGTACATACGCTTTCTACTGGAGGAACCGAACCCATATATGTGCGGCCAGGTGATGCAAGAGAAGGTGGCGACACAGCTTGCACTAAACAACAACGCCTTTATTCTGATCGTACGGGATCCTAATGGAATACCGGAACAGCTGTACCCGATTCCAGCCGCCGGTGTGGAAGCAAAGTATGAAAATCAGGAACTATACCTTAAGTTCTACTACCTGAACGGGAAAACGTCCATGTTCCCATACAGTGAAGTGATTCACCTACGGAATGATTTCAACGATAATGACTTGTTTGGAGATTCCCCCAAAGAAGCCCTGGAACAGCTTATGGACATCGTATCAACTACGGATCAGGGAATCATAAAAGCAATCAAAAACAGCGGTGTGATCCGATGGCTGTTAAAATTTAACTCGTCTATGCGGCCGGAGGATCTAAAAAGTTCTGTTCAGGAATTTGTGGACAACTATTTAAGCATTTCCAGTTCTACGTTTGGCGCTGCCGGAGTCGATTCCAAAGCGACAGCGGAGCGGATCGAGCCAAAGGATTACGTCCCCAATGCTTTGCAGATGGATAATACCAAAAAGAGGATCTATGCGTTTTTCAATACGAATGAAAAAATCGTCCATGCAAATTACACGGAAGATGAATGGAACAGCTATTTTGAATTGGTGATTGAACCGCTCGCCGGGCAGATGTCAGGAGAGTACACAAGGAAATTATTCAGTCGGAGGGAACGAGGCTGCGGAAACAAAATCTATTTCGATGCAGGAAACCTACATTGTGCTAGCCTGTCAACAAAACTGGCTTTACAGGCCATGGTAGACAGAGGAGCCCTAACACCGAACGAATGGAGAGAAACGCTGAACTTAAGTCCGGTGCCTGATGGAGATAAGCCACTGCGAAGACTTGACACACAGACAGTCAACCAGATCAAGGGCCTCATGGCCCAAATGAATCTGGATAACGTAAATGAAACGAGGGCCGGAATCACGGCGCTATTAGAAGGGGGGGAGAAGAGTGGCAAAGCGAATTGATGTGAAGGGGCAGATCATTGAATCTGGGAATGAATGGGTATATGACTGGCTTGGGTTAGAGAGCACATCTCCAAAGAAAATTATCAAGGCTTTGCAAGAGGCCGGAGGCGAAGACGTTGAAATCTATATCAATTCCCCTGGCGGAAGTGTATTCGCAGGGTCAGAAATCTACACAGAACTGAGGAATTATTCCGGAAGGAAAGTGATTAAGATTACCGGAATCGCCGCAAGCGCCGCGTCAGTGATTGCGCAGGCCGGAGAGTGCGAGATCAGTCCAACCGGAATGTTCATGATCCACAATGTCAAGACATCTGCTTCGGGAGACTACCGGGACATGACCAATACCGGAGACGCCTTGCGGGCAGCGAATCAGTCCATTATGAATGCGTACATAGACAAGACTGGAATGGATACAGCATCATTACAGGACTTGATGGACCGCGAAACTTATTTGTCGGCACAGCAGGCCGTAGAACACGGATTTGTCGATAGAATTATGTTTTCCGACAGCGCCATCCCGATGCAAAACGCATTTGGAGGAATTCCGCCGGAGACAATCGAAAAATTAAGAAATATGATTAAAGATCCGGGACAGAACCCCCCGGATTTTTTAATACACAAAGCACAGGCCGAGTTACGGCTGAAATTGTTAAATCTGAAAGGAGACAGAGGTAATGAATAGAAAAGAATATGAGGAAAAAAGACAGGCACTTATCAACGAAGCGGAGACGTTTATCAACGAGGGAAAGTTGGAGGAGGCTAATAAGAAAATGGAGGCCGTGACGGAGCTGGATAAGAATTTTGAAGCAGCAGCCAAAGCAGAAGCGAACTTAAGGGCATTGTCCACGCCGCCTCTTCCTCTTTCCGGAGTCGGTGACGGCGCTTCCTTTGGAAGAGGAGACGGCGAAAGCTCTGAAGATATGTACGATTCCGTGGAGTATCGGAAAGCATTCATGAATTATGTCCTTAAAGGAACAGCGATTCCGGAGAAGTTCAGGAATGCATCTGCCACAACAAAGACCACGGATGTAGGTTCCGTAATCTCTCCGACCGTAGTCAACCGGATCGTGGAAAAAATGGAGTCCATGGGAATGCTGCTTCCGCTTGTGACCAGAACTTCCTTCGCTGCCGGGGCTACGGTTCCGACGTCCAGCGTGAAGCCGGTAGCAACATGGGTAGCGGAAGGCGGAACCAGTGACAAGCAGAAGAAGACAACCGGACAGATCGACATTAAGGGATATAAGCTGAGATGCGCAATTGCCATGACACTGGAAACTACCGTAATGTCCTTGCAGGTATTCGAGACAGTCTTTGTTAAAAGCGTGTCTGAAGCAATGGTAAAAGCACAGGAAACAGCATTTATCAGCGGTACCGGTGTTGGACAGCCCAAAGGCGTGTTGACGGAAACTGTGGAAGCCAGTCATAATATTGACCTGGCCGTGAATGCTGATCCGACATACCAGACGCTTGTAGAGGCAGAAGCCGCTCTCGATTTGGCCTACGAAAACGGAGCCGTCTGGAATATGACAAAGAAAACCTTCATGAAATTTATTGGAATGGTTGACACAAACAAACAGCCGATTGCCAGGGTGAACTATGGAATTAACGGAAAGCCTGAGAGAACGCTCCTCGGCCGCCGGGTAGTCTTAAACGATTATATGACAAGCCTTGGGGCATCCATTGAAGCGGATACCGTAGTAGCCTTCCTCTTTGACTGGTCAGATTACATGTTTAATACCAATTACAACATGGTGGTTAAAAGTTATGAAGATAACGACACAGAGGACCAGATCACCAAAGCAGTTATGATATGTGACGGAAAGGTAATTGATAAAAATTCCCTGGTTACGATCACGAAGAAGAAAGCGAGCGCCTAAAAAGGGGGTGCGGCAGTATGCTTGAAAAGATCAAACTATCAATGAGAATAACACATAATAAGCTGGATTATGATATCAGTGCCAATATAGACGCCTGCCTGTGTGATCTGACACGGGTGGGCGTTGTTACTGCCGAAAAAGAAAACGATCCTCTTATTATTAAGTCAGCAGAGTTGTATTGTAAATGGCAGTATAACTATGATGGCGGTGCTGAACGTTACGAGCGGGCTTATGTGGCCCTGAGAGATTCCCTGAGTCTGTGTGGTGATTACAATGCGAAATGATGTCTGTGTGCTGATTACATCAGTTCCGGAAGGTGTAGAAATAATTCATCATGAAACAGAAGTGTTTTGTGAAATAAAGAGTGTAGTGCGAAGTGAATTTTTTGCGGCTTATGGAGTCGGTCTTACACCTAAACTGACTATTAGTATTAATCCAGATGATTATAAAGTATGTATCATGACAATCGGTAATCAGAAATATCGGCCATCCCAAATCCGGTATGATGGAGAACTGTATATTATTATTAGGGCATTCCAGAAAAATATTGGAGAGATGGAGATAACCGTGAGGTGATGAGATGGATGTAAAGTTCGATTATGAGCAGGGAATATTTGAGATCGACCAGATGCTTGCACAGATGCCGAAAGGACTCGAAAGCCAGGAACGTCCGCTGCTCCGGAAACTCGGTACTATCGTCAAAGGAAAAATAAAAAAGTATCTCCATAGTAGTGATATTGAAGCGCGCTCAAAAGAAATACCACCCTCCAATTATGACGGCAGCCGACCGTATGAACATGCCAGGGATGATGTAACCGCAGATGTACGGAAAGATAAAAATGGGATGCTGTATGCAAGTATACGTGGAGGAAAAATGACCGGATATAAGTGGAATAAGATAAATGACGGCCATTTTGCACGTGACGGCCATACCTGGGTGCCAGGGAATCAATTTATGGATAAGGCCATGAGAGACGCACAGAGAGAAGTGGAAAAGACCATTGATGATATGGTAAAGAAGGTAATGAAATGACGGTAGAGGAAATTATAAAAGCAGAATTGAATATTCCGGTACTGAAAGAGCCTGATCCGCTACTTCCGGCCTGCGCAACCTATATAGATTATTATATTGCTTCAGAGCTGAACGGAGATGGAACCGGTCAGGAATGGGTAAGCAGTTATGAGGTGGATCTATGGTATGTGGAAAGAATGGCGCTTGATGAGGCGGTAAAAAAAATCATGAAGGCAATCGGGATGCCAGAATACTCCATACCGGAGGTAGAGAAAAGCTGTGATCCGGCAGCGAAACTATGGAGAGCGATAATTAAATTCGAGAAAATGGAAGGTGATATTTGTGACTAGCAAAAGTACAAAATCAAACAGAATCAATGTGAAAAATCTGAAATACTGTCTACTGACGACAGACGATAGCACTGGTACAACGTATGGAGAAGTAAAAGGCTTTGGAAAAGCCATGCAGATCCAACTTACTCCCAGCGTGTCGAAAGGGGAATTGTATGGAGAGGGAGTAAAAGAGGAGGATGTTTCTATCCTTAATGGCATTGCGGTTGTGGTTGATGTAAATAAAGTATTTGCAGAAGTAAGAGCTGAAATATGCGGAAATTCATTTAAAGACGGCGTCGTTGTAGAAGCAGCCGGTGATGAGCCGCCATATATTGCACTTGGGTATGAGGTAGAACAGACTGGAGGAAAAAGTGAGTTTGTATGGCTTTTAAAAGGACAGGCACAGCCGATCAATTCCACAAATAAGCAGTCTGAAGGTAATATTACTTTTTCAACGGACAGTGTTACTATAAACTTTATTCCGCGAGAAAGCGATAAATGGTTGCGCTTTTTTGGTGATGCGGCGAATCCGGAGTTTACAGATGCTCAGGCTGCTAAATGGTTTACAACAGGACCGAGTACATACCCGGCGAAGGGGGCATAAGAATGAAAACGATAATGGTAGAGCCGGCGCAGGAAATAGAATTAATTGATCCTGTAGAAAATAAAAAATACCATGGTTTTTGTAATATGCGCAGCCTTCTTGAATTTCAAAAAATAATGAATAAACTGGAAATTAATCTGGATTCCATGGAAGACACCAATATTCTGCCATGCTGTGTCTATGCCATTTTTATGCCAGAATCGGGAATATCATACGAGGAGGCTGTACTTCTTTCTGACCGAATGGGAATGATGTCTGGACGGGAAGTGGTGGAAACGTTTATGGAGTCTCTATACACAATGATGGACGAAAGGCAGAAAGAACTTGCAAAAAAAATAATGGCTCGGTATGTAACCATAAAGCAGATGAAGAGATAGATTTCCATATTGATTATCTCTATTATACCTACTGTATAAAAATGGGGCGTACCGAGCCTGAATTTTGGAGTTCACCACATAGAAAAATAATTGCAATGGTTGATATGTATACAGATGAGTTGGAAACGCGGGCCGCGGCGGCAGAGGGGACGGAATACGAATCAAAATATTTCCGATGCAGCAGAGAAATAAACAGTATGACAGAAATTGAGGGGTTTGGAAATGGCGGGTACTTATAAAAAAACAATTGTTCTCGGCCTTGATTACTCACAGTTTACCGGTGGAACTGCCGAGGTATCCCGGCATATGGGGCTGCTGAATTCAGAATTTAAAAGAGCTTATGAAGAAGCAAAAGTATACGGTACGGAAACCGATCAGCTTAGAATTAAGCATGATTATCTGTCTCAAAAAATCGAACTCCAGAAACGCAAAGTGGAAGAGGCACAGAAGGCTCATGATAAAGCAATCTTAACGGAAAAAGAAGGCAGTAAGGCAGTTGTGGCGTTGAGTAAATCCCTGGCAGACCAGGAGACAGCACTTTACAAGCTGGAAGGGCAGTTAAAAGAGGCGGATAAAAAGTGCGAAGATTTGAAAGATACAAATGAAACATTCGGGGATTCGATCAGGAATGTTGCGGACGCAATTGGACTACAGGCGAATCCTATGTTGGAAAGTCTTGCTTCCCACTTTGATGATACAAAAAAAGAAGTCGGAGAGGCGATTGTTATAGTCGGAGCGTTGGTAACAGCATACGGTGACCTTGCTATTGAACTGTCTAAGACGGCGGATAATCTCCTTACTATGTCTTCGACAACGGGATTGTCCACGGACACCTTACAGGAGCTGCAGTATGCTTCTGAATTTGTCGATGTATCAGTTGAAACCGTAAATGGATCTATGACTAAGATGATCCGTACGATGGGGCAGGCAAGAGACGGAAACAAGGACTTGCAAAAAGAATACGCACGTCTTGGAGTCCGGTATAAAGAACATGACGGGGAACTCAGAGATTCAGAAGCCGTTTTTTATGATGTTATTGATGCGCTTGGAAAAATACAGAATGAGACAGAACGTGACGCAAAGGCTATGGAAATTTTTGGAAGATCGGCAAGGGATTTAAATCCACTTATCGAGGCGGGAAGCAGAAGATTAAGGGAACTTGCCGAAGAAGCACATAAGATGGGGTATGTCCTAAGCAATGAAACCCTTCAGGAGGCTGGGGCACTCGATGATGCTATGCAGCGTATGAACCGCAAAATGGAGACACTAAAGCTGCATCTCGGGGAATTTCTTGTTCCGCTGCTGACAGATTTTGTGGATCTGCTATCCTCTATTCCTACACCGGTATTAATTGGGATAGCAGTATTCGGGACCCTAGTTCTCGTGATCGGTTCGGTATCAAAAGCAGTTATGGCTTATACAGTAGCAAGCAACGCTGCCGCTATTGCAAATACAATGATGGGGGCAACTGGGGGAGCGGCAACGGCTGGAATGCTGCCATTATTGCTTATTCTGCTTGCGATCGCGGCGGCTATTGCTTTGATTGTTGGAGGAGCGTCAGCGGTCGGTGACGCCATGCGGGAAGTTAAAACGTCAACGGAGGATTTGGTTAATACATCAAAATCCACTGTAAACGGTACGAAATATTATGCTTCCGGAACTGAGTATACTACTGGTGAAGAAGCCTGGGTCGGAGAACACGGTCCTGAGTTGGTGCGGCTGCCGCAAGGTTCCAGAGTCGTGCCGAATAATGCTGTTAAAAGTGGGTCCGGGACCGTTAATGTATTTTACTGTACCATTGATGCCCGAGAAGTTGATGATTTTAACAAAGTCGTAAAGCTGGCCCAGCAGGAAAGCCAGGCATACCGGACAGGAAGGAGAACGATATAATGGCAGAACAGACAATCCAATGTACAGGGGATACATTTATCAGTCGTTATTCCGGGAGCGATAATAACTATGGCAGTGCAGAACTTGCAATGTGGAGAGAGATCAGTGCATCAGCCTTTATGGGAATCTTTGTTCAATTCAATTTCCCTGCATTTGATAACAAAGAAATTGTGTCAGCGGTTATAAGACTGCATAACAAAATAAAAGTGAAAAACAGTATCATAGGATGCGCACAATATAATATCCCGGATATCTCTAATCTTACAGGTAATTTGTTTTACAACAAGTATCTGGACAGTGATATAGCATGGTCCCCAACCGAATATGAAACCAAAGCCACTGTGGAGGATAACAACGAATGGATTGAATGGGATGTAACCAGTATCGTAAAAAATAATGTCGGAAAGAATAACGTAGTTCTGGCTGTTTACAGCATTGATGATAGGGTGGTACCAAACTTATCTTGGAAGTTTACAAGCAAGGAGGGCGGAAAGGCCCCATATATCAATGTAGTATACAACAACGCGGTTCCTAGCCTTCCGACGATTCTATATCCTAACGGTGACGTAATTGAGAAAAGCGGAAGCATTACGTTTCAGTGGAAATATAATTCGCTTTACGATACAGGACAGGCGAAGTTTGAATTTGGCTGGCGTAAGCAGGGAGAAGCTGCATGGACCACAGTCACGCAGAATACTTCTGAGCAGTCCTATACGATGGAAACGGCTGCAATATCTATCGGAATTGTAGAATGGAGGGTACAGACCTATAACGCCATCAATGCGGCTTCCGGGTATGCATACGGGACATTTGAACTCACAGGGAGGCCGGCCAGTCCGATTATTACGGGAATGAAGAATGATTCCATTACGGAAATAACATGGAAATGCAACGAATCAGAAAATGCAGTCTATACTTTGCAGATCATAAAGGACGGAAAAATTATTCATGACAGCGGCGAACGGGCCGGAGGACTGTCTGATTCATATGTGCCTGATATGATGCTGGAAAACGGCCAGTACGTCGTTAAAATGCGGATAGGGAGCGCCTATGGGATCTGGTCAGATGAGAGCGCTCAGGTATTCAGTATTACAGCTTCGGTGCCGGCCAGACCGTCCATAACGGTATCAGCACTTGACGCAGGTGTGAAGATAACTACGGATTCGACAGCCGGTACAAAATTTGTGTATCGATCGGAAGAAGGCGGAATGTACAGTCCAATAGGCAGATTTACAGGAAGCGAATACGAGGATTACACGGTGAAGCCTGACAGGCTGTACCATTATATTGTCAGGGCGTACTCGGGTGGGTATTCTGACAGCGGGGAGGCAGATATAACCGTGAGATACAAAGGTGCACGTCTGGCCGAGATGAAGAACCTGGCGGAGAGTGTCCGGATCATAAAATCTACCAGTGACTGGCATATCGAAACACAGCAGAAGAAGAGTAATGAATCAGAACTGATCAGTTACGAAGGCCGCCCGTATAAGGTGAAAGAGTCCGGTATACATAAAGAATCAACACTTAGTACTTCATTCTTTCTTCCAAACAGGGAAGCGGAAACAATGAAGCAGATTCACAGCCTGAACGGTATCTATCTATTTCGTAGCCGGGATGAGTGCTTCTGCTGTGAGATTACGGAGTTCAGCTTTAAAAATGATCTCTTTGACAGAGGAAAGACGTTTGATTTGTCATTAAGCCGTATCGGCTATGATCTGGGGGTGAGGTTCGGTGATTAGCCTTGCACAGGGAGGTTATACCCATAAAGAAGTTTTGAACATGCTGGAAGGTGACAGAACTATTGCTTTTCGTTTTGAGCTGCTGGACAGAAACGAACGGAAGCTGAAAGACCTTGAGAATGTATCTGGCAGTATCCGGTTTGACAGCTCTCAGGAGATTATGGGAACCGGAACCTTCAACGTGAAGGAAACAACAGGGGTAGATTTTAAGGAGACTGATCTTAGAATCCGCCCTGTTTTTATGCTTCTGACAGAGCGGGGATGGCTGAAATACCCGCTCGGGATTTATATTATGAGCAGCCCGGAGCGCCAGGCTCAAAACTGTGGAGTATATCAGAATATTGACTGCTATGACTACAGTACGATTTTGCGCGAGGATAAGATACGGCAGAGATTGTTTTTTTCGGCAGGATCTAACTATGTAAGGGAGATAAGAAATATCATCAATGGCGCAGGTATTAAGAAAATCAATATTGAGACATCGGTATTAACATCACGTGAAGATATTGAATTTGAAATTGGTACAGGCAAGCTTGAAATCATTAACTCTCTGCTTACAGCGATTAACTATGAGCCGTTGCATTTTAATGGTAACGGATATGCAGTAAGCCGCCGATTTATAGAGCCGGTAAACCGCAGGACAGAACATTCATATAGGACAGACGATAGGAGTATCATTAAGGCTGGGGCGAAGCAAAGTCTTGATATGTACAATGTCCCCAATATTTTTGTTAGATATACCGACGATCCGGATGGGGAGGAACTGAGAAGTGAATATGTGAACGACAGCGTGGGTAGTAAAATATCAACGGTAAACCGTGGAAGGAATGTTGTTGATATTGAAAGTGTTGATGATATTGCAGATCAGGAAACCCTTGATGCGCTGGTCAGAAGAATTGCAATAGAAAAGAGCCAGACTTATGATGCCATTACAATTTCTACAGGTCTGATGCCACACCATGAGTACCGTGACTGTATCTTTGTGAATGAAACAACTCTCGGTGTTGGAAATAAGTATATTGAATATGCGTGGGAGATGGAATTGAACATTGGGGGAACCATGACCCATACATTAAAACGGGTGGTGAAATTATGATCTATGATAATCCGGGTGAACGTCTCCAGGACATAAAAGAATATGTTGTGGGTGAGAGGAAAACTTACCGTATGGCAACCGTGACGAGTATATCGAACGGGCGTCCTTATGTCCGCTTTTACGGGGAAGGAACGGCCAGCCAGAAGCCGTATAAATACATTTCCAGTTATGCACCGGTGATAGGTGATAAAGTTTTATTGATAAGAGCAGGGGCGTCGTATGTAATCATGGGAAAGGTGGTATAGATGGTAAACTATGATATTGACTTAAACACGAAATACAGTGATCCGATTGATACCGGTATCTATCTAACACAGGGAGATTATGGACAGATCCAATTCACACTCCGGGTAAAAAATGATGGTGCATATGTGACTGATGCAGTCAGCGCAACCATTAATATCAGACTGGAAAACCGTATTCCGGTTGTGGGAAATCTGATAAAATCCGGGAATGGCTATGTATACAGGCTTCTTGGAAATGAATTATCGATCCCAGGTAAAGCTATAGCTGATGTGAAGTTTAAATACAGTGATGGCAGATCTTCATCCTGTCGATTTCTATACCATGTCAGAGAAGATACAATCAATGACAGCAGTATTGAAGCTGGTGGCTATGTTGGAAAATTAGATGAACTTGAAGCGGCCGCTGAAGAACTGGTTGATAAGTTTACCGGTTATGAAGATATTTATGAAAAAACTGTAAAAGCAAAAGATGATGCGATAGCGGCAACGCAGAACACAATCAATGCTACAAATGCAGCGAAGAATGCGGCGGAGCGAGCGGAAGCTAAGGCAACAGGTGCAGAAACGGCCGCTATTAAAGCAGATGAAGCCAGACTGCAATCACAGGTTGTAACCGGGAATACTCAACAACTCATGGAGGAAATACAAAGAAAGCTGAATGCTGGGGAGTTAAATGGGGCACAGGGAATTTCAGCAGTAATTTCTCCGCAGACTGGAATGTTCTGCTTGGCAGTGGATCCAGAGACTGGAGATTTTTATGCAGTATATCCTGATGGAGGAACACCGCCGACATTCGAATATAACAGTAGCAGCGGAGAATTATTTCTGTTAGTTAACGATTAAGGGGTGATGTTGATGATAGAAGCTGAATTAACAGGAGAACGAGGTATAGCGTATGGTCTGACGCAATGGGATTATGGTCAGATTTTATCGGTCGCATATGAAATTCCAGATGGTTCAGAGGTTAATTTTTATCAAGGTTCATTATCCAGTATGGAGTATATGCATGGAAAGCAGGTAAAGATTCCTGATTATATGCTTCAAAATGCAACTGCAATAACAGCGTATATATACATTCGTAAAGAAAACAGTGGAGAAACAGTTTTGGCAATATGGATGCCGGTTGCTTCGAGACCGCGACCAGATAATTATATTTTGCCAGATATGGAAGAGTATAAGCGGCTGTTGCCTTTGGACGGAGAACCAGGGCAGGTTCCTGTTAAAATTTACGGAGAAGGTTATGTAGCTACATGGGGATACCGCGCAGACAGTATGATTTATGATGGAGAATATGCACAACTGATGTCAGGAGATATTCCGGCGGGTGAGCGTGTCAGGATCATGAAAGAAGAGCGGGAGATCGAACTTACCAATGATGGCACGGATATTAAATGGAGATATACAGACAGCAATGAGTGGCATGTACTGGTAAGTCTGTACAGCCTTACGGGCCCGCAGGGACCGCCTGGTATTACACCGGAATTTGAAATACGTGATGGGAATCTAATAGCGAAATATAACAAGTAGGAAGGAGAATGGACATGGCTGAAAGAGAAGTCAATCTTGGAAATATTATAGGACCACAAGGCCCGAAAGGTGATAAAGGTGATACCGGTGCAACCGGTCCGCAGGGGCCGAAAGGTAATAATGGAGCCACATGGTTGACTGGTACGGCCGCACCGACAACACAAGGTGCAGATGGGGATAATTATCTTAATACAAGTACTTATGACATATATAAAAGAACATCTGGCATATGGACGAAGACGGGAAACATTAAGGGGGCTGTAGGAGCAACCGGGCCACAGGGGCCGCAGGGGGCAACCGGCGCGGCTGGAGCAACCGGTCCGCAAGGGCCAAAAGGAGACAAAGGAGACACCGGAGCTACGGGACCACAGGGACTTACAGGAGCGAAAGGAGATCAGGGCCCGCAGGGACCACAGGGGTTAAAAGGCGCGGATGGGGCTTCTCCAACATTTGAAATTCGGAGTGGTAATTTATACGCGATCTATCCATCGTAAAGGAGGCATATCAGTATGCCGAGAGAAGTTAATCTTGGAAGCATCATAGGGCCGCAGGGTCCACAGGGGAAGCAGGGAGAAACCGGTCCGACTGGTCCGATCGGGGCACGTGGTGCAACCGGATCACAGGGACCGAAAGGTGATGTAGGACCTCCAGGGCCAAAGGGCGATAAAGGTGACATGATTTTTGGATTTGAAGTAGATTCATCCGGTGATTTATATTGCATATATCAGGACGGATCAACCCCGCCAGATTTAGATTATGACAGCACAACCGGGGATTTGTATCTGGTTGTGGATTAAAGAAAGGAGTTTGAAAATGGCAAGAATATTAATCGGGAATATTAAAGGACCGAAGGGAGATACAGGAGCACGCGGAGCAACCGGACCGCAGGGAGCAACCGGACCGACTGGACCGATGCCGCCGCTGACGAACAATGCACTGGCAACAACACCAGGAGTGTCTGCGCTTGATGCTGTGATGGGTAAGACTCTTGATGACAAGATTGGTAAAGTAAATAGTGATTTAGCCAGCATAACTGGATTAATTGTCAAAGATATTACATTAAACCCTGGTTATGCCATCTATGGAACATGGGCCACCCGGATCATAAAAGATAAATCTTCAGGGATATGTGTTATCAATCTGGCAATAAGAAAAGCTGATAATAGTGTAATTAATACAAACACTTATGTTGATATCGGTATTTTACCTGATGGGTTCCTTCCTATATATCCAACAGGCGCATCAGGCATAGGTGAAGAGCCCGGTGCGATAAACCACCCTGTCGGAATAATACTTTTTGAAGGAAAAATCAAAGCAACTACATATGGAGAAAACACAAGAAATATAATTGCAAGCTTTTCATATTCAACAAATTAAATGATCAATTAGCAGGGAATTTCTTCCATCCATGAACATTTCCGCTATCAACACTATGAATAAAAAAGTAACTTTGTCCTTGAACAAAGGCCACTACCGTTTGATAGTTAGAATAATCGCCATACACAAAGGCAAATCCAGCAGTATTATATGTAAGTCCTGCTTTGAAGGGTGTATTTAACGTATCAACATCCCAGCGGAGAAAAACAGGGCCATCACTAGGAGCCATAAGATTACTTGAGTAGACTGCTTTTGCTAAATCACTATTTTCACGAATAAGAAACCTGTTAATTAGAGCTGAAAGGCTCTTATTTTTATACCCGAAAGGGAGAAAGGAGTCCGTACATGAAGGACACTATGATTTTAAAAAATGGAACTATTATCGAACTGGAGGCAGGCGCAAGCCTGGGAGCCTTACAGGTGGCGGCAGCTGATCGGATGGCCATGGTGGCAACATGGGAGACATTGACGCCGGATAATCTCGCAACCGTACAAATCAAAAACGGAGACGGTACCGTTGTAGGAAATTATACTGATCTCATGCTTGTGACTGAGACGTCCGTAATCGCTACTGATGGCGTTGTCTTTACAACGTATAGCTTACGTGAAAAAACAGACGAGGAGAAGCGTCTGGACGCGTTGGAGGAAGGCCATGCGGTACATGACGGAGCAATCGGTGATCTCGGTGAAGCAGTTGGAACACTGGCAGAAGGAGGTACAGTATAATGGGTGCATTCTACGGTCTGCGAATCAGGCGCGGTATTATTACTATCAATGAGGTACCAAACTTCTGGAAATCGAAGACAGAAGCTTGGTTGATAGAGAATCCGGAGGAATAAGGCTATGAAAAGAGAATATATAATTGGAGTTCAGGGAGTGCTGGCTGCGGCTGGCGCCTATTTAAGTAATAAACTGGGAATCCTGTTTCCGGTACTATGTGCGCTGGCGGCTATGATGGTTGTAGATTACATAACCGGTATGTTAGCGAGTAAGACTGAGGCAATTGACCATCCGAATGATCCTGATTATGGGTGGAGTTCCAGAAGAGGCGCAAAGGGGATCATTAAAAAAGTTGGCTATCTCTGCGTGATTGCCGTTGCAATGGTAGTTGACTATGTGATTGCTGTGGTATCAGGTCACCTGGGATTTACGGTTCATGCCAGCGCATTTTTTGGCCTACTGGTGGCAGTTTGGTACTTGCTTAATGAACTGTTATCTATCATCGAAAACGCTGGCAGAATGGGCGCTGCGGTGCCTGAATGGCTGCTAAAGTATATCGCGGTATTAAAGGATAAGATCGACAATACAGATTATCAGGGTGGCGGCCGTTAACGCCGGAGGTGATCCGCGTATCTCCCGGCCGGCAGGGTAAGAGCCGGTGATACTGTACTTATTAATGGGCCTGGGGGAATCCTGGGCCTTTTTTGATAGGAGGCTTTATGACAGCACAAGAAAAGAGACAGGCAGTAATTGCAAAGTATGATATGCTGATTGGACGCAATTATTACAGCCAGAATCTACGTGATTACTGTTTCAAAAAATATAAGGATGGCAACTACTACAGTGATTGCAGTAGTTCTATTTGTTATGCATACGCGGAGGCCGGACAGAGCTTCGGCATACTTAATACCGCCGGAATATATCAGTCGAGCAAACTGACAACCGTAGACATAGTCATAGCTGCGGGTATTCCGGACGTTTCACAGCTGCGCCCCAGTGATATGCTGGAATTTGCGGGGACCGATAAGAGCCGTCCACTAAAAATCGGCCACGTTGAGATGTACTGTGGTAATGGCATTATCTGCGGCCATGGTAGCGGCAGACCGAGTTATAAGCAGCTTACAGCATATTGCAAGAGCCGGTATGACTCATGGGCGCCGGGAGGCTGGAGAAAGGGGCTGGTATGCGTCAGGCGGTATATACAGGACGATGCAGCGCCGAAGCCGGAAGCACCGAAAAAATCTGGCTGGTTTGAGGAGGACGGCGGGTGGAAGTATTATCTCGGTAACAGCGGGGAACCAGTACGTAATGCCTGGTATCAGGACTTAGACGGTAAATGGTACTGGTTTAACGGCGCTGGCCTGATGGTACATGACACCTGGTATATGTATGAGGGAGACTGGTACTATCTTGGAGCAGATGGCGCCATGGTAAAGGGATTGCAGGCGAGCGGCGGGAAGTGGTACTATCTCGATCAGGAAGGCAAGCTTGTCATGGAGCCGGTGACACTGACTCCAGATCAAGACGGAGCATTGCAGTATCCGGGACTGGCAGAGTAATAATAAGGGCGGTCCGTAGTGGGCCGCCTATTGTCATAACTATATTTATCTGCTATAATGTATCCAGATGGGGGAGCGGTGGCAAGCCCGCCCTCCCTTGTCTTTGCCTTAAGCCTATTCTGTAGGCTTATTTTTTTGTGCCATTTCTCTTACCTCTTGAATTGCCTTTTCAACTTCTTCCATGTCTTTACAGCCTGCGAACTTGTCAGCTACTAACGTAAGTAATATTTCCATCTGCTTGTCTGTCATAATGTCTTCCATGTGTCCTCCTTCCTCCGGCTTGCCCCGGCGATTAGTTAAGATGTTCTTTAACTATCTTTATTCTATCACATATTTGTGTGATTGTCAACGGGTTTATCACATAATTTTGAGATTATATTTTCTTTGTCATCCGATGTTTCTACATATTTGAGAATATCCCTTGGTTGCATTTCCAGAAGACAGCATAAACGATTCAACACTTCTACCGATATTCGTGTGTCTCCATTCCTAAATTTACGCATTGTATCCTGCCCGAATATACCAGTTTCTTTAGCTTTTGTCGTATTTATTCCGATTCTTTTCAATTCATCTATTATATCTAATTTGTATTCTATCATCTTATATTCACCTCCTATTCTATTGTAAAATATGCCATTTAAAAAGTCAATTATTTTTCTCAAAAAAATGTGATTTTATCGTTGACAATCACATAATTATGTGATATATTATATACATAAGAAACAGGAAAGCAAAAAACAGATAACAGGAAAGGCGGTAAAGAGAATGAAAACAATATATGAAGTAGAGTGTCAAAGAAATAATGTTACACCAAAAGAATTTTTTAGATATTGTAAAATTAAATGCAAAAAGCAAGACCTAGATATTGAATCATGGATTGAATTTGATAGTTGGGAAGAACCTACACCATTACAAAGAACAGAATATCATACGAATGAACATTTTGACTGGGAAAAACCGCAAAGGGAAACAATCAAAATAATGCCCTATGATTGGCAAATGGCTTTACAAAATTCGTACAATTTTATTATGGAATTTGAATTTGATACAGAAACAAAAGGGCATGGTTATTTCTATGTTGTGGAGACCAGATAAAAATATCCGACCGGGGGCGGCTCCCCCGGAGAAAGAAGGAAAAACTATGATATCAACAGATAAAAAAAGCGTATTAGAAAATTATAAGGAAGCAAGAAAAGCATACTTGCTGAATCGTACACAGGAAAATTGGATTTTGTTTTGCAACGCAAAAACGTTATGCATGAGAATGGGAATCAGAATATAAAACATACTTAGTCGTTCCGGCCGGGTAATGCCGGGAGAAAGGAAGTAACCATGTATAAATATATGGATTTTTCGACCTACTTAATCCAAATGACAGGCTTATCAATATATGATTTTTCGGTGCTGGGATGGGGGCCTTTCACAAGAGAAACAAACGAAGAGGAAATCAAAGAATATCTTGACGAATGGCTTGAATATGGACCATCAGAAGAATTGCGAGAGAGGGCAAGGAATGACCTTGCAGAACGCGGATATATAGGTATGGGAGTATAATAAGAGGGCGGCTCATCACCGCCCTTTCTCTATGCAAAAAACACAGTCTGCAACCCTAAAAAAATTGGTTCTATATCCTCTGATCCGGTCGATACGCAGCGTAATTATTGACCGTTTCCGTAGCTCCATTAATCTGTTCCGCAAAATTCCACCCCCTGTATTTCTAATAACGATTTGCGCGATACATTGTGACGTTTATTTTAAATATTGCTCAAACCATTTCTGACGCCTCATCGCTTCCGGCTGCTTCTCCGTCTCCAGTTTTTTGTAAAACCCGCATTCTTCCGGGCCACCATTGCATGTCTGTGAAACGTCGTTATAATACGGGCACTGGTTAATGTCGGGCTCCAGGGTGCATATGTTTGCCATAGTATCATCTCCTTTGAGTTTATCATAGCAAACAAATGTTCTGTTTACAACTGGAAAAAATAGTGATTTAGGTGAGGTTACAAATGGAAATACTCAACTCAAATCCAAATTATATACTGGTTCGGCCGCGTCGGGAATCGTCGTTACCAGCCGGAATAATCCCATATCGCTAGAAAATGTCAGCGGACAGATTCTTGCCCATATTGATAGTAATCAGGTTGGGTATGTATCGACATGTCCCACTAATCCGGTCACTTTTACGATTGCTAATGGCCGTGTAAAAATGTATGTGGATAATAATCTCATAGGATACCTTACTACCACCACAACTTAAATGATCATTTGTTGCCGATGGCGACCCAGATTAGTGTGATCTCCTTATTCGTCCAATGTTGCCCGGCTACGTTTACGGACACTGAAAATCCGGTAGTATTAACTCCGCGTACACTGGCCGAGCATTGCTCATATGAATACGCTACCATAGGTATTACACAGATATCGGTATCTGCAAAGGTATAACCAAATGGTATATTACAATTTCCATTCTCGTCTGTGGTTACCACGCAATATGTGTTCCACGTAATTTTTTTGTTACCAATAACCATTGCCGTTAAATCACTATTTTGAACATTGGGATGGGTTTTATTGCCATTGAAAGCAGGATTTTACAGAGGTATAATAAAAGAAAAGAGGTGATTTTATGTTGTTAGAACAACCAGTATTGGAAGTATCTAGTAATATGAAATTTGGGAACCTGGCGACACAATGGTGTTTTGGATCAGAGGCTAATAAGGTATGGAAATGTACTTGCAGTTGCGGCGGTATTTGTTATGTAAAAGAAACTGCTTTACAACAAGGGGAAGTTGAAGACTGTGGAAGCAGTATACATAAAAGAAAGATTATTGTTACTAATCGTGTTAAACGTAAATACATTATTTCCAACGGTGTGGAAACACACATATGTTTACGGTGTGGTGCGGAGATGCCTTATAAATCACGAAAAATATACTGTGATAAATGTAAGTAATACAGGCGCCCCAAAAGGGCGCCTGTATCTTATGTGAGTGTGTAATAACTAAAAGAAATACTGAGACCTGTTCTAGCGTATTTATTGTCATATAATAGTTGTTTCTTCTATAATAAAGTACAGTTTACAAGGGACTACACAGGGTAGGTATCTGACGGGAGGGGTTCC